CAACTGTTCCACTTCTTTTTCATTGTCTTCATTTTATTTTCGTAATAAAGCTTACGTACTAAATAAAAAATTGCAAGCCAAACGAGGATAACGAATGAAAATTTTAAGAATACGACAATAGAGGAAGAGATAATTGCAATTGTCTCAGACATAATTTTTCTCCGTCTCAAAATTATTAATTTTTACTCTTTTTTCCTGTGCTAAACGACGTTCATCAGATCGGTCATAATTTTGACCACAGTTGTTACAAAATCTTTTACCCATTGGATTCGGATGGATAGCTATGAATGTTTTTTTTGATTGGCAATAAGGACAATTTTGATGCCAAGGCATTATTTGTCTCCGATTGAAAGTTCCAATACTTTCTCAATACATCTTTAAAGCATAAGCTGTGCCAAAATCAGGCAAGAGAAAAATTGATGTAAAAAAGTGTTTCTTCGTAACAGTTTATGAAGTTTTTTTTAGCAGAAAAATTACCTGAGGAATTGAGACAATATCTCAAATTGATACAGGAGTCTCATTGATGAGAAAACAAGAGTGTTTAAGTCAAAGTAAATACGCAGAGCATAGAAATGTGACCAAAGGATACATTGGCAGACTGATCAAAGAAGGGCGTTTGCACCTCATTAAAGGCAAGTTGAATGTTGAAATGAGCGATGCAGAACTGGATAACAAATCAAATGATGAGAAGGCTCCGAATTATTGGATAGAAAAAGCACTACATGAAAAAGCAAAACGTGAGCTTGCAGAACTGGACTTAAAGCTAAAACAAGATCAGCTTGTAGAAGTTGATCAAGTGGGCGACCACCTAGATAAAATATTTTCCGCAGTCCGACAACGCCTATTAGCAACTCCAAGCAAAATTGCTCCTTTGGTTCATGCGGAAGAATCGGTTGGTGGTGCTCGTATCGTATTAGAGTCGGCAGTTTTTGAGGTATTGAGTGAGTTATCAGAATATGTCCCCGTTGAACAAAAGACTGCGAAGGTCAATAGAGTTACTAAAGCCACCTCCAAAGCAAACGGTCAGCGAATGGGCGGTTAAAAACAGAATATTAAGTTCTGAAGCATCTGCGGAACCTGGGAAATACAACTTAGCTCGTGCTCCTTTTCAAAAGGGTTGGCAAGATGCTATATCCAACCCACGAATCCACACGATAGTTGGAATGACTTCTGCACAGGTTGGCAAAACAGAAACATTTCTAAACAACCCTGTCGGTTATTTCATTGCACAAGACCCTTCACCTATATTGGTTATCCAACCAACTCTTGAAATGGCACAAACATGGTCTAAGGATCGGTTTGCTCCAATGCTAAGAGATTCACCTGCACTTAAAGATTTAGTCCAAGACCCACGAGCAAGAAGTTCCAATAACACTATTCTTCATAAAACATTTGCAGGTGGTCATATCACTATGGCGGGAGCTAATAGTGCAAGTTCACTTGCATCACGACCAATTCGTATTGTGTTCTTGGATGAAGTAGATCGTTTTCCAACAAGTGCAGGGACTGAAGGTGATCCTGTATCACTAGCTAAGAAAAGAACCACTACTTTCTGGAATCGTAAGATCATTATGACTTCCACACCTACTGTTAAAGGTGCAAGTCGTATTGAACAAGCCTTTTTAGAATCTGATCAGCGTAAATATTATGTTCCTTGCCCCAAGTGTGGTGAGTTTCAAATATTGATGTGGTCAAATATTAGATGGGATCAGGATGAAAACCAGAAGCATCTTCCAGACACGGCTCATTATGTTTGTGACCATTGTGAATATAAAATGAAAGAGTCTGATAAAAGTCGTTTGTTGTTAGGTGGTGAATGGCGTGCCACTGAAGAATCAAATGGTATTGCAGGGTTTTGGATTAATGAAATTTATAGTCCGTGGGTTTCTTGGGAAGAAATGGTTAGCAGCTTCTTACAAGCAAAGAAATATCCAGAAACATTAAAAGTTTTTACCAATACTGCATTAGGTGAGAGTTGGGAAGAGCAAGGACATACAATAGAAGGTGATCCATTATTAAGAAGACGGGAACTATATCCTTATGATGCGCCCGAAGGAGTTCTAGTTATAACTTGTGCAGTGGATGTTCAGGGAGATCGATTGGAGTTAGAGTTTAGAGGATGGGGTATTGGTGAACAGACTTGGGGATTATTTTATATAGTATTAGCGGGTGATCCATCGACCAAAGCTCTTTGGGATACATTAGACCAACATTTAGAGCGAACCTTTACCCATCCATCTGGTCAGAAGTTAAAAGCAGTATGTGTCGCAGTGGATAGTGGTCATCAGACTCAATCAGTTTATGATTTCTGTAAAAGGAAACAACCAAGTCGAGTTTATCCAGTAAAGGGGGCAAGCACTAGAGGGGTTCCCATAGTTTCTCGAATGTCTGTGGATAAAAGAACTAACGTGCGTTTTTATTTAGTTGGTACAGATACAGCAAAAGAAACTGTCTTTTCAAGATTACAAATAGAGGATGTAGGAGAAGGTTATTGTCATTTCCCCATTCATTATGATGAGGAATATTTTGCAATGCTCACGGCTGAACATTGTGTGACCAGATTTCATAAAGGTGTAGCAAGAAGAGAGTGGGTATTAAAGAAAGGGCAACGAAGAAACGAAGCACTAGATTTATTTGTTTATAACTTTGTTGCGTTAAAGATTCTAAATCCTAACTTTGAAGTGTTGGAAAAGAACATGGCAGGTGTGGAAGCGAAGCCATTGAAGAAGGTCAATAAACCCTATAAAATAAGGCGTGAAGGTAGTTTTGTTAGTGGGTTTAAATAAAGGGGCGTTAATGGCAGACTTAAAAGAAAGAATTAAAGTTTGGAAAGATTATATAAAAGAGCATCATAACGAATATATTAAAGAGTCTTTGGAAGGTGTGGACGATGAAGACTTAGATGACGCCCGAAAAGATTTATTTGATTTTATTCAAAATGATGTAACCGATAAATTTGGTTATAGAACAGATGATGACCACCCACATGCAGTAGATCAACATACTAAAGAAGACCAAGATGCTTTTGGTGATTTACTATACGAATTGATTGGTGGTTCGAGTATAGATAAAGACCCTTTGCACCCTTAACTGTAGGTGTCGAAGTCATTATAAAATAAGGCGTGAAGGTAGTTTTGTTAGTGGGTTTAAATGAGGAGCAAACAATGAAAACGCTGTTAATCTTTCTATCGGTTGCGATCCTGAGTGGTTGTGGAGGTGGTATTGTAACTCATATGAATCAAGATACAGTTTCTATTGAATGGGAAGGATTAACTTCAGATCTTGAAAGTGTGACAAAGCAAGCACAAGAAAAGTGTGCTATTTTTGGTAGAAAGGCAGTGCTCGTTGTTGATGATGGCATTACCTCTTTTGGTAGGCGTTTGGCAAACTTTAAATGCGTGGTATCGCGAAAGCAGAATACTGGAAAAACTCTCAGTGATTACCGAAAGGAGAATTAAAGGTAGTTTTGTTAACGGTTTTAGATAATAAACGATTATGGATTACATAATTTATGGAACAATCATTACTATTCCTCTTCTAGTCCTGATAGGATTACTGTTGTCAAAGGGAAAAGCATAAGTTCTTCTAAGAATTTTCCAACCCCAAAAGATGACTCTGAGAAAAAAGAAAATGATAAAGGAGGGTGATGAACATGAGTGAAAGAAAACTAGTAGGAACCATTCCAGTAGATAAATCAGATGATATACACTCAATAGAGGGTAGAGATTTATACAAATCTACTCAAGGTGCCAGAGATTCGATGGGTAATCCAGCTGGTTATAGTCATAAGCCTACTCATGTTCCAAATGCAAAGGGTAGACCATGGCCAAAAGAGATGGGAAAAAGAATCATTTCAGTAGATTCTCGACTTGATGGATTAGATTAGAGTGAGATTGCAATTGTTGACCCATCTCATTTAAAGAATACTGCATTGGTGGGGGGAGATTTAATAAAAATTGAGACTACAATTGTTGCTGGGATGTACCCAATCTATTTTGAAAAAGATGATGACGAAGGTGGTTATGGAAAGTCACGAATTATTATTGAAC